ATCCACCGCTGATTTAAGATTTGTTGTTCCATGTATCACAAGGTTCGCGCACGCATCAATAGAACCAGTGATATATACATTGGAACCGAAAGAAGCATCATTATATACATCCACTTTATTTTCAAACACAACATTATCAGATACATCCAATCTACCATCTAATCGTGTATTCTTTTCTACGTATAATTGAGAACCAAGAGATACATCCCCAGATACATATAGATTGGAACCGAAAGAAGCATCCCCTTCAACTGCTAATTCCTCTAATACTACTGTATTTCCCATACTTTTGATTGTTGAATCACCTAGTTCAATCGCGCTTCCGGTTAAATATAAGTTTTTGAAACGATGTGTCGTACTACCTATATCATATACATTACTATGTAATGGCACAATGTCTCCCGATATTGAAAGAAGACCTCCTTGCAAATTAAGTTCTCCACCAATATTAATATTTCCTGAAACATTTGCGTCAGAATTCGTATTGATGTCGCCAGAGACATTTAAATTATAATTCATAGACACGTCACCATTATCGTGGAATACCACTGTTTCACCATCTTCATTCTTAAATAATGCGATATTTTGATTTGTGCCATATTGAGTAACTATTAACGCGGGTCCAGTGCCATCATTAGAAACATCTAATTGTTCTGTAATACGAACAACTGTATCAGTTTTAATAAAATCGCCTGTAAAATTAATTGAACCATCAACTCTCAAACCTTTTGTAATATGAACTTCATTTCCGGTTGGTGAAATTGTTAAGTTTCCTGATGTGGTAGATATTGTATTGTTATCAACAACCACATTATTAACTGTTAACTTATCAGCATCCAAGTTTTTATTTACGTGTAGATTGGAATTTAATGAAACATCTCCGGATATATAGACGTTTGAACCGAATGACGCATCCCCATAAGTATCCAATTTACTTTCAAGAATTGTATTATTAGACACTTCTAACGAACCATCCATACGCGTATTATTTTCTACGTAAAGTAGAGAACCAAGAGATACATCTCCAGATATATATACATTGGAACCAAATGATGCATCCCCGTAAGTATCCAATTTACTTTGTAATGTCGTATTACCATCCACATCTAATGATGAATTGATAGTTGTTTCTCCTACCACAGATAGGGTTCCAGAGATATCTGTGGAACCACTTATATTTAAATTTGAACCAAATGAAACATCGCCAAAAGCATCTAATTTACTTTCAAACACAACATTATCAGATACATCCAATGTACCATCAAATCGTGTATTGTTTTCTACGTATAATTGAGAACCAAGAGATACATCACCGGATACATATACATTGGAACCGAAAGAAGCATCCCCGTAAGTATCTAATTTACTTACTAATGTAGTATTACCATCTACATTGAGACTACTATCAACATCCACTGATGATTTAAGATTTGTAGTTCCGTGTATCACAAGGTTCGCACATGCATCAATAGAACCATTGATATATACATTGGAACCGAATGAAGCATCCCCGTAAGTATCTAATTTACTTTCAAATACAACATTATCAGATACATCTAATGTGCCATCTAATCGTGTATTGTTTTCTACGTAAAGGTGAGAACCCAATGATACATCTCCAGATACATATACATTGGAACCGAAGGAAGCATCTCCGTAAGCATCTAATTGGCTTTGTAGTGTTGTATTGCCGTCTACATTGAGACTACTATCTACATCAACTGATGATTTAAGATTTGTGGTCCCTTGGATTACCATACTTCCAGACGCATCAATAGAACCACTGATATTTACATTGGAACCAAAAGATGCATCTCCATATATATCCAATTTACTTTCAAACACAACATTATTTGATACTTCCAATGTACCATCTAATCGTGTATTATTTTCTACGTAAAGTTGAGAACCAAGAGATACATCACCAGATACATATACATTGGAACCAAATGATGCATCCCCATAAGTATCTAACTTACTTACTAATGTAGTATTGCCGTCCACATTAAGACTACTATCTACATCCACCGACGATTTAAGATTTGTATTTCCGTGTATCACAAGGTTCGCAGACGCATCAATAGAACCAGTAATATATACATTAGAACCAAAAGAAGCATCTCCATATATATCCAGTTTATTTTCAAACACAACATTATTAGACACTTCTAATGTGCCATCTAATCGTGTATTATTTTCTACGTAAAGTTGAGAACCAAGAGATACATCACCAGATACATATACATTGGAACCAAATGATGCGTCTCCATATACATCTATTTTACTTTCAAATACAACATTATTAGACACTTCTAATGTGCCATCTAATCGCGTATTGTTCTCTACGTAGAGTTGAGAACCTAATGATACATCTCCGGATACAAATACATTGGCACCAAATGATGCGTCTCCATATACATCTATTTTACTTTCAAGGACAACATTATTAGACACTTCTAATGTGCCATCTAATCGCGTATTGTTTTCCACGTAGAGTTGAGAACCTAATGATACATCTCCGGATACATATACATTGGAACCAAATGATGCATCACCGTAGGTATCAACTTTATTTTCAAGGACAACATTACTGGATACTTCCAATGTGCCATCTAATCGCGTATTGTTTTCCACGTAGAGTTGAGAACCGAATGATACATCTCCGGATACATATACATTGGAACCAAATGACGCATCACCGTAGGTATCAACTTTATTTTCAAGGACAACATTACTGGATACTTCCAATGTGCCATCTAATCGCGTATTGTTTTCCACGTAGAGTTGAGAACTAAGAGATACATCTCCAGATACATACATATTAGATCCAAATGACGCATCTTGTATAACACTAACACTTTCAAGAGCGATGGGTCCAGTTATATCCAACCCGCCTTGTGTACTCAATGAACCTTGTATAGATACATTTCCAGAAACATCTACATTTCCAGAAACATCCAAGTCCTTCCATACATAAGTATTTCCGCATATATCTGTGCGACCGTCTACATGTAAGCTTTCTAATTGTACTGTATCCCCATTACTCTTAATTGTGGAATCGCCTAATTCAATTGTATTGCCAGTCAAATACAAATCTTTGAACCGCCGTGTGCTGCTGCCAATATCATACACATCACTATGTAATGGTATAATATCACCAGAAATAGACAAATTTCCGCCATATACTGTTAAATTACCACTAACATCGACATTACCGGAAACATTTACATTTGAATTTGTATTGATGTTTCCATCAATATTGAGGTTATAATTCATTGACACGTCCCCATTATCATGGAAGACAACTGTTTCATTTGTATCATTCTTAAATAAGGCAATATTTTGATTAACACCATATTGTGTAACAATTAATGCGGGTCCAGTGCCATCATTGGATACATCTAACTGCTCTGTAACACGAACCACTGTATCGGTTTTGATAAAATCGCCCGTGAAATTCACTGAACCATCAACAATCAAATTCTTTGTAATAACTACATTGGAACCGTTAGGTGTGATAATTAAATCCCCCGAAGTTGTAGAGATTGTATCCCCATCAATCATAACATTATCCATTGTCATTTTAGTGCCTGTAAGTTCTCCAATTAAATCTGTATTTCCTTGGATAGTGACATTAGAATTCAAACTTACATCTCCACTCACAGACAAAGTATTATACATACTGACATTATCACTCAAATCTGTTTGACCCTTAACAAGTAAGTTATTTTGCATAGTAACATTTCCAGATAAATCTGTTTCTCCATATACATTTGCGTTACCTAATACATATAGGTCTTCACCCATAGATACATCACCTAGAACATTGAGTGTTTGCTGCAGCGTTGTTTCTTCTTTGACATTTAATTTTTTTTCCAAAAACGTATCTCCTAATACAGTCATGTCACCTTCTACAATGAAATTTTCTAAATCTAATGAAGCAACAATACTGACATTTGATAATGTATTATCACGAAAATATATTGTAGCTGTTTTATTTGTAGTATCATATCCGCTACTATGTTCTACGAATAAGTCTACGCGGATTTTATAGTGAGAAAATATGAAATAATCTATATTTGCCACAAAATCTAAACGCTGGGGTTGAATATTATATGGAATACGGTATACTTCAGTGCCAGTATCATATATTTCAATAGGTGTATTGGCATCGTTTATAGTATCATAATAATATATCTTCATTTTCAGTAATGCGTTTTCACTATTTGAATTACAGAAAATTTGAAATTTCCATGGACTTGGCACAGTAGTATTATAATTATATGGTGTGCTCTCAAAACGTCCTATTAAATGTGTTGTATAATCTGTAGCCCCCGAGAATGTATATACATTTGTAGTGGATGCGGACTGAGGGTCTGGTGTTGAAATGAGCTCACCAATATAATCTGGACTAGGATCTTCATTTTCATCAAAATATAATGTAAATCCACTTACAGCACTATTTAAACCCATTGGACCAGTTTCCCCAATGGGTCCTGTATAACCTTGGATACCTTGGGCGCCTGTTTCCCCTGTGGGTCCAACAATACCTTGGGAACCGGTAGGACCGATTTCACCTTGAATACCTTGGACTCCAATGGTACCAGTAGGACCGATTTCACCTTGAATACCTTGGAGACCAGTAGGACCGATTTCACCTTGAATACCTTGGAGACCAGTAGGACCGATTTCACCTTGAATACCTTGGAGACCAGTAGGACCTGCGATTCCTTGGACCCCTTGAATACCTGTGGGACCCAATTGACCTTGTGTTCCAGTAGGCCCATCTATGCCTTGTAACCCTTGTAACCCTTGTGTGCCAGTAGGACCTTGTGTGCCAGTAGGACCTTGTGCGCCAGTAGGACCTTGTAATCCTTGTGCGCCAGTAGGACCTTGTAATCCTTGTGCGCCAGTAGGCCCACCTATTCCCTGTACCCCTTGAGAACCAGTGGGTCCTTGGGACCCTGTGGCACCAATTTCACCTTGTAGTCCTTGTAATCCCATAATACCCGGTAACCCACGTAACCCTTGTAATCCTTGAGAACCAGTGGGGCCTTGGATACCGATGGGTCCAATATCACCTTGTATGCCCTGTGTACCAGTAGGCCCGATATCACCTTGAATTCCAGTAGGACCCTGAATACCTTGGGCGCCTGTGGCGCCCTGTATACCCTGGATACCTTGTGACCCAGTGGAACCAGTAGGACCCTGAATACCTTGTATACCTTGGGAACCAGTTACGCCTTGTATACCACGAATACCTATAGGACCAGTTACACCTTGTATACCACGAATACCTTGAGCTCCGGTGGAACCGGTGGGACCTTGGATACCTTGAGATCCTGTGGAACCGGTGGGACCTTGGATACCTTGAGATCCTGTGGAACCGGTGGGACCTTGGATACCGGTGGGACCGTGTAATCCCTGTGGTCCAAACAATCCCTGGGGACCAGTAGGTCCAGTTATCGAATCACCTTGGGGACCAGTAGATCCTATTCCCATTGGACCGGTTTCACCGATTTCACCTTGAATACCTTGAATACCTTGTGTGCCAGTAGGACCTTGAATACCCGTGGGACCTTGGATACCCGCGGGACCTATTGAACCAGTGGGACCAATTATTCCGCCACTTTGAAACCACGAACTTAATAATAAATTTCCACCACCACTTCCAGATACACAGAAAATATTATATGTATCCCCTTTACTGAATGATAATGATACATCAAACGTGTTATTGCCTTGATTTATACCTGTTATTTGAGAACCAGTAGCAATTCCATTTTTGTATATTTCTAAAACTCCATCTTGCGTAGGGGCACTTTGCATTTGAATAGCAATATACTTCAAATTACTATCTGCACCAATAATAATACCACCGGTGTTGATACCACTATCCCCATACGAAAATATGAAGCCACTATTATCCGTACCAAATCCATTGCTTGCTTCCGCATATATCGTATATATACCACCATTATCTAACCCGGGAACACCTTGAATACCTTGTGTACCAGTAGGACCAGTATATCCAACTGAACCAGTTGGACCAGTAGGACCAGTACCTAATGTATACCCACAATCACAGTCATTATTCGCAGGTATATTGAACCACGAAGGCGAAACTGGGTTCCCAATGTCATCTAATTCACAAGTATTTTGTATTTCTTTATATTTTTTGAGAGATGTATAATCACTTGATGACATTAGTATAAATAATAATCACATTATTTATTTTTCAATAAATATTATTGCGTATGCTCTTGTTGATTAATATGTCATTATAAATTATATAATAATATGAACGATAATGATTTAGATTTGGATATTAATAATTATAATATGCGCGATTTGGAATCATTTTTCCAAATAAAGCCAAACCAAAAATATAGCGCAGCGGACATAGAAGAAAAGGAAGCACAAATACGTGAAATATTTCTATCATCTGGAAAATTAAACAGACGTCTTCAAAAGGATTTAATAGATTTTTTGGATATTGCTCGTGATTGGTTAATATATGTAAAATGTGACGAACCTAAACACCCTACCACTATACCAAAGGATTATCAAATAGATAGTAAAACATATAATGAAGTTAGTATTCCACGAACTGATGAATTTGCACCAAGTAAGGAACGAACTGTTATTCATACCCAAACAAGTGAATTCTTCAAAGGTTCTCTAAATCCACTAAGTCATCGTATAAGCACAACTTGTTTGAATATTGATACGAAATTCCGAAAGGATAAGAAAGCACCTAGTAGTAATTATATATTGCAACTACCTACTAAAATAAATAAGGTTGTATCAATGACATTATCCGCATTAGAATTACCCATTACATTTTATGGAATTGCTGAAGAATATGGAAATGATTATTTATATATCAAGGTCGTATACAAAGATTTCATAAATAATACAGATATTCTTGAAAAGGAGAAGGTATTATTTGTAAAAGATGGTAATTATAATGCAGCCGACTTATTAGGATTATTGAATAGCCAATTGGAAATACTTGTAAATAATAATTTGGTCGATGTCAATGACCCATTTTCGTATATCCATCTTATTCTTGATATAACCGAAAGCGGTTCTGGATCTGGGAAAGTAATTATACAACCCAATGAAAAATATTCAAAACATACAAACATATTAGATATAACACTTGATTTTCGTATGGGGCGAGACAAAACGAAAGACAATAACCCAGTACATACAAAAATAGGGCAAAATTTGGGATTTATAAAAACATTATATACCGGTTCAACAAACCACGTGACAGAAGCCATTATTGATACAAACAAGACACGATATTTATATTTGGCGATTGATGATTATAATAATAGTGTAAATAATCAATTTGTAAGTGTATTTGAAGACTCCATATTGAACGCAAATATATTAGCAAGAATTTCACTGAAGGGCTCATACTTTGCAGTATTATTGGAAAATGATTTCAATCTTGTTACAGAACCTAGACGGTATTTTGGACCAGTAGATATTCAACGATTACATATTCGGTTATTGGATGAATATGGTAGGGTAGTAAATATAAATAACGCGAATTTCTCATTTTGTCTGAATTTAAAAACTGTATATGATTTATAATAATATAATATAATACAAATTTCAAAATGACCGATCAAACCCCATATGATTTTGTAACATATGTGATGACCGGGTCTGGTGGTCTTTTTATAGAAGCTTCAACAGATTACATTGAATCTATACAATTACCATACAATCCGGATTATTATGATGTTACTCAAACATTACAGTTGCGGATTCCATCATCATTATTAAATGAGAAATTGGGTATTTATAAGGACAATGATGGATATATTATCCAAGAAAATCCCAACTATGATTACATGAATCACAATTTTTATAACGATACTATCACTATCAGTTCTTCTGATTTATTGAATACACTAACCAACGAAAGCACGATCATTAGTTTAGGTGCATTTGATACATTATATAATGATTTTATACGAAAGGTTAATAACTATTTTGGGTTCAATGGACTAAGCGACCAACTAATTCAACAAAATATTGATACTAATACGAACGGATTTATGAGTAAAAACGAATTTTTGGCGACATTGAAATCAAAAGATGATTTCCAAAATTATTATTTACAAGGAGATATTGTTTTTTCAGACATAAATAGCAGTTTACGTAGTGCAATAAAAAACAATATTTTCAATAATCGTGAAAATATGCGAATGTATCATGGATTTTTACCAGGAGATTTATTATTAATTATGGACGGAATACAAATGAAATTTGAATTGAACATGAGTGATGATACGGATGTTTCTTTCGCAACTACCCACCCAACATATGATCCGAGTATGTCATCCACACCATATTATAAGAATACGTCTGTCTCAACATTTCCCAAACTTCGTAATACAGTTAAAACAGATTTACTTTTCGTAATTGTCTAGAAAAGTATGAATTAAACAAAAAATTTATCATTATATTTTAATAGAATGACAACACCATATACTAGTTATTATGCCATGCCTGGTCATGGTGGGTTCAAAATAGATCAAACATTTCCAACATATCGTCCTCAATTAAACACTTTGCGCCCGTATAATCTCAGTCAGGCAATACAAATAAAATATAGTACTCGTGAATTGAATTATAAAATCGGTATTGTTAATGATTTAAGTGATAATTTACTTAATCTTCCTATACCAAGTAATGGTACTGGAATGAAAGATACCCTTGTTATCACAAGTGATGAATTTTTAAATAATTCAAATAAGGATAATATTATTTCAATGGGGAAAATTAATACATTATATAGTGATTTCTTAAATACAGTGAATGTATACCTTGGCTCACCCATTGTTTTAGCTAATAACATATTCAATGTAAATAGTGGCGTATTTGACGAAGATGCATTCATTCATTTAATAAACGGGGGTAATTTCGATATAAACGGTTCGCTGATAAGTGATTTGTCGGGTTCTCTATTTTTATATGATGTTCCTACACAAATTCAAACCGCAATTGATCGAAATATGTTTAATAATCGCGATGTATCAACGACTGTATTAGAAGGATTTAAGACTGGAGATTTAGTTTTTATACCCGAAGGAATGACAATAACATTACGATTAAATTTTGATCTTGGTGCAAATACTGATTTATATTCGGGTCCCGAAAATTTACAAGCAATAGATAATGAACTTAATTATTTTGACCGATTAAATCGTGTTCGTAAGACAACTACATATAGTGATACAGAAATCGTCCAAACATTTACAGTTCCTATTCTATTAATTGCTAGTGATGAAGAGGTATATTCATTTGATAAATATGCATTGAATTGGAATTCAGACGCAACCGAAGAATTTGGACTCCGCGATTGGAATTTTTGTGGATTATCATCAACCGGACAATATCAAAGTGCGATTGATCTTAGTGGAGATATTTTCACATCTGAAAATGTCGGTGAAGACTGGAGTTATCGTTACAATATTGGTCGGTCTGATATAAATGCGATTAATATTACACACGACGGACAACATCAGACTGCGTCTAACGGAGCGAGTATTTTTGTATCAAATGACTATGGAATTACATGGGTAAAGGCTCTCGATACACACGGAACAATTATATATGTTTCTATTTCACTTAACGGTCAGTATCAAAAAGTGGTGATATCGGGAGATAGCTTATATAGTTCTAATGATTATGGTGTATCTTGGACTCGTCTGGATGACGATAGTAATTTGTTTTATTCCATACAAGCATTTCCTACCATGTCCGTTTCTATTTCATACAACGGACAATATCAAGTCATTGCTGCAGAAACCATTTATTTATCGAGTGATTATGGTGCGACATTTAACGATTCGTTTACCTCGGGAGACCAATTTAACGATCATAACTGGATTGATATTTCTATCACATCAGACGGTGAATATATGGTTGCGATTGAGTCGGGTGGTAAAATTTATATTAGTTCAGATTATGGAAGTAATTGGAACATGGTTACAGATTCTACTGTAAATATAGATGCGTTATGGCGCAATGTATCAATATCTGCTACCGGACGATATATGTCTATTTTACAAGATAATGGATTTATTTACTATTCCACAGATTTCGGAGTTACTTGGAATCGCAACGAAGATCCGAACCTTCAAGGACGACAATGGAGATGTGTAACTGTATCGGCAAACGGTCATTATCAACTTGCTGCTGAATTAAATGGATATATTTATATGTCTAACTTAAATTAATTTTCTATATATATGTTATAGATGCCATATAAGATTCGTAAGGTTCGCAACAAGTCGTGTTACAAAGTATATAAACCCAAAACAAAAAAGGTATTCGCAAAATGTAGCACACTTGAAAACGCAAAGAAACAAGTTAAGTTACTACGTGCCATTGAAAACAATTATAGTTTCCGAAAGAAACTAATTGCAAATAAAACTCGTAAGAATAGAAAATAAAGATTAATTTATAGTTATGATATTATACATTATATGGAGTATACAGTTCAACGATATGATAATTTATGTGAATTTGAAAAAAGCTTATTAGATTCTTGCTTGTCTGAGTATAAGGAAAAGGATTGTGTATTATATAGTCAATTAGTTATTGATTGCGATCATTTCAAGCAACAAAAATTGAAATCACATAATAAAATATTAAATAAGAAACAGTTTGACAAATGAACGATGAAAATATATTACCTGTTGTGAATCCGACATTTATGAAAGAACCCAAAATTCATCCATCAGAAAGCCTTTACAACGATACATTCAAATTATCAGAAGAAAGAATAGAAGATATAATGTGGATTTGTCTATGTTGTATATTACCAGCAATATTATTATTGATATTTATCTTATTAGTTTTGAAAATAATTTAAATTTAAATTTATTAGCTATAATATATATATTATAGAATACAACGTCTATGGATACCGAGAAGAAAAAATGTTTTTCTCATTGTAAATCGTTATATCACGAATACATTGTGTGTTTATTTATGAATTCACAAGACGTAGGATATAATGTTATTAGATGTGATCCTGAAGTAAAAATATACAACGAATGTATAAAAAAAACGAAATTGTCTAAGATATAGTTATATGTATGATAATGTTTATTTGCTGTTAGATAGGATGTAATTTGTAAGGTCTGTCATTTCGTTATAAAATATATTCATCTGGTCTTCTATCTCTTCAACATTAAAATCACTTGGATGGATGTATAAATAATCTTGACATAAATAAACCATTTGTTGATATATAATAAGTTCGCTCATTGATTTATGAAATTCGTTATATTCTGAACACCCTATTATGTTTATATTCATATTTGTAAAATCAACGTATTCTTCAAATGGGCGAACGACTATTTCTGCTTTACGACGAATCAATGTGATATCATAGCATTTGTATTTTGGATTGCTCCCAATATAGCAATGATTTACAAAATAATTATACATTAGTCTGTTATAATCACCTGCCGAATAGTCGCACAACGCATTTTTTCTAATTTCCATATTAATATATTTTGGTGGTATATGTTAAAATTGATTAATAAAATTTATTCAATTTTATGTGGAAGTAAGGTATAATAGTAAATAGTAGTTAAAAAAATCCATATAAATATTACTTTACAATTATTGCAGACGCAAAAAAAGTAGATTATGAATATACCAAGTGACGAGCAACAGCTAATTATCGAGCATATAAAAGATGGTAATAATGTGGTTGTGGACGCATGTGCTGGTTCTGGAAAATCCACTACCATTCTTAATGTTTCATATCAATTGAATAATAAAAAAATCCTACAGCTTACATATAATTCAGCACTCCGACACGAAATACGCTCAAAAGCAAAAGAGTTGTCTCTGGAAAATATGACAGTCCATACATATCATAGTTTGGCAGTAGGTTTTTATGATAGTTCTGCATATACGGATACTGGTATGCGAAACGTTTTGGGTCAAAATACAGAATTATCAAAATATATTGATGTTGATATATTGGTAATTGATGAATCACAAGATATGACCCTATTGTATTATCGTCTAATTGTGAAGTTTATTTGTGATTTATATGCGAATAACGAGAGAAAAATACAATTATTGATATTAGGGGATTATAAACAGGGTCTATATGAATTCAAAGGTGCCGATATACGATTCCTTACGTGTGCGCCTGATATATGGAAACACTACGATTTTATGTATAGTGATGTTTTCATAAAATGTTCTCTCAAAATGTCATATCGTATTACAAACCAAATACGCGTATTTGTCAATGACGTAATGTTGAACGAACAACGTATGGAATCATGTCGCGATGGACCGAAAGTATCATATATGAGATCCAATCAATATACAACTGAACGTGTCATCGTTAATAAAATAAAGGAATTGATGGAAAGTGGTTCAAAACAAGATGACTTCTTCATTTTAGCGGGTTCTATCAAAGGATATAACATGAAGCGTCTTGAAAATACATTGGTAATGAATGGTATTGACTGCTTTGTGCCATTGTTTGAGACAGATAAACTGGACGAACGTGTAATTATGGGTAAGATTGGATTATCTACGTTCCATTCCGTAAAGGGACGACAGCGAAAATATGTATTTGTTATTGGGTTCGATCAAAATTATTTCTCGTATTATGGACGAAACTTTAATACATATGAATGCCCGAATACATTGTATGTAGCTGCTACACGCGCAAGTGAAGAACTCTTCTTATGTGAAAGCAGCAATACAAAATTTGACCGCCCGCTTGACTTTCTTACCAAAAGTCATAATGATATTAAGAAACTGGATTGTGTCCGTTTTATTGGTAATCCCGGAAATGTTTTTTATGAAAGAACAATCAACGAACAAGAAGTTGAAATTAAAAAATGCAATGTCACTCCCACAGAATTAATTAAGTTCCTTCATGAAGATATATTGGATGTTATTACACCTATATTGAATGATTTGTTTGTATGTCACGAAAAAGAAGAGACACTGGATATACCCAGTATAATTCAAACACAAAATGGATTATATGAGGAAGTAAGTGATTTGAATGGGATTGCGATTCCTTGTATGTATTATGACGAAATCAATCGCAAACGAGATATTTCATCAATGCCTGTGTTATATGAGATGATAGAGCTTAGTAATGAACGATTAGATGAAAAAAATGAATACATATCATCTGCTATTGATAGTGTAGATAGAAATATGTTATCTATTGAAGACTATTTATACGCCGCAAATGTCTTTAAGGCAATAGATGAACGATTGTATTCAAAATTACGACAAATTACATACGATGATTGTTGTTGGTTAAGTGAAGACGATATTGATATTTGCAAAGAACGCATTAATACATATATTGATACAGAATGTATGGATTATGAACCAGAGGCAGAATTCACAATTATACATCATTCCGACGAAGACGCACATGTAAATATAGATAGGGCAATGGAAGAATGTAATTTGGACCATTTATTATTTCGCTTTACAGCCCGCGCGGATCTTGTTACAAAAGATAGTGTTTGGGAAATGAAATGTACCAGCGAAATATCAATCGACCACAAGATTCAAGTGGTTATTTATTCATGGTTGTGGAATATTGTATATCCAGAAGATAAAAAAATATTCAAAATATTCAATATTAAGACGTGTGAGCTAATGATTTTGAATGACGATTTTAAAAATATTGATACTATTGTCAAGCAAGTTATACGGGGTAAATTTATTGAACCTACACATAAGGATAAGGATAGTTTTATTAACGATTGTATATTGTAAATTATTCAACACAAATATATTATAACAACGACTATAATATATTTTTATTTGGATTAGGATTAGGATTATCAAAAAATAGTGTTTAATCAGTGGATTCCATTGTGTTTTCCATAGGAGCGGCATCGTTACCCGCAGCGGTAGCAAACATTTTTACGGCTTCCCACACTTTCGCGGATTCATCCATGCTGAACGCACCACGGCGTTGGGCGCTGTTAAGGAAGAATACCATCACATTAAGAGCAATGTTTTGGTTAGAAACAGGAACATCCATGATGTTTACTTCCTTTTGGGCGGGCTCACTTGTTGAAACAGGGGTTTGTGTATCGACGTTTTCCATTATAAAAAATATTAGTATATAGTTTTTATATTGTTATATAACTTAATAATAACTCTACATATATCTACATTATTTTTTCAGCCGTCCAACATTTTCTTTTATATATCTATCGAGTATGTTACATAGTAAATTGTAATCTAAATTTGAATGTTTTTCATTATCTTGGAGTGTGATAGAACAACCTCCGTGTTCCAACAATGATACATCAAACCGATGGACCCCCTTATTCAATGAATAACGAATAATATTTTCTATTGTCAAATGATTATTTTTATTTACGTGGAGATGTAGTGAAATAATATCTGGATGAATGTATTTCAAACATTCGTCCAATATACTCTTATATGAATGGAATGTTAATGACCCACACGTATCAGATAAACATACTTCATCATAGTATCCAGAACACGCGTGGTTTATAATGTGTGTGGTTACTTCTTCTGTATTGATTTTTCCTTCATACGGACAATGGTCTATACACGATATATATAACTTTGTATTAATAGGCCTAATATGATTTTCTCTTTTATAGTGTAAAAACTCCTGAATTTTGTATAATTCTGAGTTACTTTCTTGTAATGTCCGATTAATATTTCGTTCTTGAAAACTATTTGATACCGATGTCAAAAACGCGAAATTTGTCATTTCGTATTTTTCGGCATATTTCAACTTGTTAATATTTGGAATCAATGTAAATATATTTGGATAATAGTCATCAATCTCTTGGTCCGCGGATATTTTCAATTCTTCAATTGAATCTTTACTTTCAATATATTGAACGCACGATTGGTACAGGTTGGGTACATCTTTCATTATTGGCATATGTTTATGGGATACAATTGAACCAATTTCAATATTACTTACAAATTTCATATCATAAATGTCTTGGAATATCATTTGTTTTTTATCTGTTGTTATTTCATTGGGTGTCAATCCCTGAATTCCATCTCTTAAAGAAACATCAGTTATCACGGGATTTATGTACTTATATACATCCTTATACAAAGTGCAACTCTTGATTTGCTTTTTGATGTGGTTTACCGCATGATAGTTCATTATATTATAATAACTCATTCTGTGATTTATCAATAAAATAACCGTTTGTATTCAATTTTATAATGGTGATATACAATATATTACCAAATAATATGAATGATGACTATCTGACAAAACAAATAATTACGTATATGGGGAATAAGCGGAAATTATTGAAACATATTAAAGAAATACTAATCAATTTAGAAGAAAAACACGGTAGAAAGTTGTCTATTGGTGATGGATTCTCGGGTTCCGGAATTGTATCACGACTATTCAAACAACATTCGTTGGAATTATATACAAATGATTTGGCAGGATACGCAAAAACATTGAATCAGTGTTTTTTAACGAATTTCAGTGATAAAGATAGTATTCAAAAATATATTGACACCGCAAATAAACATGCAAATAATAAAACTTCAAAGTTCCTTAAACACTATATTACTGGTAATTGGTCTCCGAAACATCCCACTGAAATAACAAAAGACGACCGTGCATATTTTACCCACGAAAATGGTAATCGTATTGATATTATACGCAACTACATAGAAACCATACCCAAAAAATACCAACCTTTCCTATTAGGTTCTCTCATTGTTGAAAGTTCTATACATAATAATACAAACGGACAATTTTCTGCTTTTTACAAAAACGAAGATGGCATCGGACAATATGGCGGCAAAAAAAACATTGATATTAAGCGTATTACCGAACCCATAACACTTAAGATGCCTGTTGCATATAATAATAATAGTAAAATCCACATTACTAATATGGATACAAATGAGTGGATTAAGCAACTTCCAGAGTTAGACCTTGTATATTATGATCCTCCTTATAACAAACATCCATACTCCATTTTCTACTTTATGTTAGATATTATTAATAATTGGAATACAGATAACGAGATTCCCACCACATATCGTGGACAAGTTAAAAGTTGGATAAAATCTAAATATAACAGTTCTATTGAAGCCGAAAACGCATTTTCAGATTTAATTTCTAATACGCGTTCAAAATATATACTCATTTCATATAATAGTGGCGGTATCATACCTATTGATAAGATGGATAGTTTACTAAAAAAATATGGGTCTGTCACCAAAATACCTGTTACACACAACACATATAATCGTCTGAAAGGTATAAGCGAATATAAAAGTAAAAAACCAACTACAAAGGTCAACGAATTTTTCTGGTTAATTGAGAAGTAACTAAGAATCTTGGTTATCATCATACATATTGTCTAAGCAATAAATAAGTTCTATAATATAATCATTTTTTTTACACGATTTATGCATTCTGATATCAAAATGTTTCAGCATATGTTTTAATTCCTTTTTGCTATTGTCCTTCAAACTATAATACAAGCTATTGTATTCATTGTCAGACATCATTATATATGAGCTCTTCGTTATTTGCGGTTTCGTCTGTGTTTGTCTCATCTTGTGTTCCCACTATTGAACGTGTATCCTGACACTGTATATAGCAAATCGCAGTTATTACTATAACTCCTGTTCCAATATATAATATCAACGATATTAATGTATTGAATATACCATTCATTGATTTTTTTTACTGTATATTATCGGTTAGGATAATCATTCAATTTTGTATTCTATTTGGCAAAAGTTTTTATCGTATTTAGAAATGCATATATTTTCAATATATTATTATATCAATAAATAATATATGAATATGTCAAAAGATAATTGTGAATGCAAAGATTGTGACTGCTGTGCTGGACCTTCTAATATGGATAAATGGAGATATACACTTTACACTACCATATTGTTCTTAATCATTGTTAATCCAATGACCTACAAACTCGTAAATGGGTTATTGGGTAGCATTTTCGGCTCTATTGCCGACAATAAAGGTTGTCCTTCAATGATGGGTATATTATTACACGCAACTGTATTCACAATATTGTTGCGTTATATGATGGATCTCGATATTTAAAAATTGTTGAGAAAAATTGAATATATTCATATGATATAATATAATATAATATACTATGAATAATCAAGAAGTAACTGTTGAAGATAAATACAAAGACCCATATAAACACGCTATGTTTACAAACGAGCGAAGAAATGGTATATTAAGAACAAGTAATATAACAAAAATATCAACTACGTGTGAAATCTGTTATAAAAGTGAAGGTATATATAGTTGTAGAATATGTAATAAATTGTTATGTATTACTGACGCAACCAAGAATATGGAAAACACTTACTGTCAAGAGTGTTTTGATAAACCTCAAAATTCAAGTTTCATAAAAGCATTTGATAATAAAAATCCACACACTGGATGCTTTGGATACATTTACAATATTTGGTTTTGTATGTTTAAAAAAAAACGAAAAAGTATTACTCCTTCGGATGGTATTGTGCCAACGCCACCTGGCTAATTATACAAATACTGTGTTTAATTGTTGAGATACACGCATAAACGTGGTACATTTCGGCATTTGTTTTATATTTTTTGCGTTAATATACGTGCAAGTGCTACGAATACCACCCAAAAAATCTAATACGGTGTTATTCAAATCACCTTTGTATGGTATCTTCAATACACGACCTTCCGATGAACGATATTTCTCCATCTTACCATAATGCGTTTGTTGAGCGACATCTGAGCTCATTCCATAAAACTGCTTGTATTTTTTTCCGTCTATATCTATAATATCTCCCGGATTTTGGTCGTGTCCCGCAAACTGTCCGCCCATCATTACAAAATCCGCACCAGCTCCAAACGCCTTTGCCATATCACCCGGACACGTAATACCTCCATCTGAAATAATATGCCCGTTTACACCGTGTGCCGCATCAGCACACTCCATTACCGCGGATAATTGCGGCATTCCTATTCCCGTTTTCAGACGCGTCGTACACGCACTTCCTGGTCCAATTCCAACCTTTACAATATCCACCCCACCATCCAAGATTAACTGCTCCACCAATTCGCGGGTCACTACGTTCCCCGCTACAATTATCTTATCGGGGAATTCTGATCTCACGCGCTTACAGAAATGTAAAAAAGTGTCAATATATCCATTCGCTATATCTACACAAATCCAATTACAATCAACTACACTCATAATTTCACATAACTTTGTAAAATCGTTTGACGATATACCACTGGATACCATAAACATATTGGGGTCAAGTTTATGTGTTTCTTGATATTTCACAAAATCATCTTTGGTGTAAAATTTATGTAATGCAGTGATAATATGATGCTCTTTTAAAGATTCATACACTTCAAATGTTCCCGTTGTATCCATATTTGCCGATATAATAGGTATTCCTTTCCACGTCTTACTCTTACAATTTCTGAATTTGAACTCACGCATTAAATCTACTTCGCTGCGACTACAAATGGTTGAACGCTTTGGACGAATCAACACGTTATTAAAATCCAACTTTTCGCCGCTCTCAATCTTTGTCATGATACAATATGTATATTATTGTATTATTCATTATATCATTTTCATATGTAAAATATAAATACTTCTACACATTTTTGCCAACTTGTGGTTATTGTATAACTTGCTATCAAATAACGTTTCATGCTATCATCATAGTTATACAATAATACATATCCACTCCCTTCATTCAATACTTTTGAATACAATAATTTATTATCTTCTTTTGAAAATACCGTATTACAGCAATATATTATGTCGTAGTTCCCAAAATAAACTTTCCGAAAGCATATATTGTCAAAATCAACATTGCATACTTCTTCATTCAGGTCATATACACTGGTTTCATACCTATCTTTGTGTATTTCTATTCCATGACATAGCATTTCAGGGAATGATCTTGACATTTCGCATACCAATTTACCTACACCACTTCCAATATCTATAAATGATCCACATTGTTTTACATCCCGAATTGTCTTTGTTATACATTTGATTATGTCTGGTGGGTATGTTTCTCCGTATATATACGACGAGTTAGTTATATCCAGGTCATTCGGTATTATATAGTGTTCGGGTTCTATGTGTATTCGTGGCATTATGATATTATTACATCGTCATCTCCTGTTGTCTTTGTATCATTTTTACTATGTTTTTTCATACATGAAACCTTATGACGACTCAACGAGCGAGTATTTGATGCTTCAAATTTATTACATACATTGCATAGTAATATATTATCGTTTAATGTAATGATATTTGAAAAATGTGGTTTGAGAACCAAGTCTAATTTTGGAAATGCTATGTTCTCTAACTTTGATAATATTTCTTTATTGAATGTTTTACACAATTCTATCATTGATACTTTTTCTTTGATAAATGTTTGATATTCTTTATTTATATTGTTGAGAACATCTTTATCTATTTGTATATCTTCATTTTCTTCTATTTTGTTATTTGTGATTAGTTCCAATTTTGGATGTAGATTATCAATTATATCTATCGCAAGTTTTATTAACTGAGGTGAATAGTCTACATTATGGATGTAAATTGCTATTTGAGAACCTATAAAGTCTATCTGGAAATTCTGTTTCGTCGTAATACCACTATTCTGCGACAAAAATATACCATGTTGTTTTTGGTTCTCTATATCTCGTATAAATTTCTGGACTTCTCCAAGTGTTACATTCTTTTCATAACTTTTCGTTTCAATTAATATTAATGGTTTCTTGTTTCGCTTTAAATGAAAATCGCACGCCGCCGTCATACCTGTTGTATTATTCACTTCCGCTGTCGGATACAATTTGCATAGTGTAATTTCTAACTGATTCTCACCAAATTGACCTTTATATGTTGAATTTGTATATTTTCCAAGGAAACTTTGGAGTTGGTCTTGTAATTGCTCTCTACGAGTATCGTTTTTTAAATCTGTTAGATTGTCTTGAATACGTGTTTCAGATGAACTTATCAATTGCTGAATGTTTTGAATGAATGACGACGATTTTTCATTATATAGAGAACCCAATTTATGGATATTTTCTTGTGTATTTGAAGACGCCTGGTTAGTGCTCTGAAAAATTTCATATTTAAAGTCTCCAAAACATTTTTGTAATTCGTTATAAAACTCTTGATTTGCCTTTGGTATTGTGTTCTCAATTGTTATATTACTATTATTGATTAATAATAAACATTGTTCCTGGAAATATTCCTTTATGTTCGCATTATTTTCCAAATGCATTGTTGATATTTGATTTTTCATTTCATCTGTTATCATTTTTTGGGTACACGATAAGTTTTCGTTTAAAATATAACAAAAACCATCACTATTTTTCTCAATGGTACTTGTTATTGTCTTTACTTCATCAGATAATGTATCTATTGAACGCATTATCTTTGACTGAATTGTATTATTAAACGTATCGTCCATGTTCTCTACCAATTGTTCCATTAAATCTACCAATATGATATTCATCAATGTAGGGTCAATTTGTGGATTGTTTTTATAGAAATCAAATACCTTTTTATCTTGTATACATATTGTTTGTTGGTCCATATTAATATATTAATAACATACTTTTATATTATTAATGCAGTTAAAAATTGAATTACTCTTTATAATATTTATACGATTACTTAACCGAAATATATCATGATATACACTATTGAAAATTTCACAGAAGTTTGTGATAAATATTACTTGGTTTTCAAGAAATATTTCACTACCCCATTTATCTTCTACATTGGATGGATTGTAATTCACTACATTTCCGTTCAACTATACGGTTATTGGTGCAGTTATTTATCTATATTTGGATTTATTACATCACCATTCGCACTTACCACACCGATTTGCCGAGGCTTGGAATGGTGTATCCACAACGGAAGCAACATCATCCAACATATGTGGCTTATTGTCGGGAGTTGGCTTGTTACCAAAGTATTTGCTACTACACTACAGGATAATTAAATATTTAACGTCAAATTTTGAGTTATATTGTATTATACTTTACATCTTTTTTACACCTTCGGAATGTTATTTTTTCTGGTTTTTACACAGCGATATTTATCATTACGAACCTTTCCATCCTTACATTTACGAACACATTTCTTGGTAAATGGATTGAAATCCGGCAGTGATGGGGGACATTTACGTTCTTTCTTGCTATTTGATTTTACAATGACATTTCTATTGGATTCTGTCTTTGTAACTATATCATTTTGATTCACATTATTTGGACTGTTGTTTTTTTTTGTTTTAATACAGCGGTATTTATCGTTTCGGACCTTTCCATCCTTACATTTCCGAACACATTTCTTTGTAAATGGATTGAAATCCGGCAGTGATGGGGGACATTTGATTTCTTTACTCTCTGTTTTCAAATCTACAGATAACTTACTCGCTTCTTCCAATATTTCTTGTGTTATATTCGGCTCACGTTCGGTATAAATGTTATATGTATCTAACATTGTTTTGTATTTGTCTATCAACTCATCCAAATTAAATTTTCTACGATACAAATTTTTTTGTGAATATTTCATCATCAATACTGTAAATACTTTCAAAAATGTTTTATCTATTTTGTTCCCTTCTGAATGGTATATTGAACTTATTAAATTAATCATATCTAATGATAAACAATAACTATCGAACGAATCCGCCATATCACTGATAAATTTGTCGTGTGATTTATACTTATTTTTATATTTGACACATTTATAAAGGTTTGTATAGTCAATCTTATTCGCACAACTAAATTCTGGGGGATAATAAGACCACGATTGTGCAAAACTATAACTACTATCTTTGGACTGCTGGATGAACTCATTTTTTGATATTACCAAACCGAAATCTATATAACGAATCTTACCGGTTGACACATTATATACAATATTCAATGATTTGATGTCTTGGTGTATAATATCATTGTCTGAAAAAAATTTTAATCCTTTGAATAACTCTAATATGGATGTAAAAAAAATCTTCTGGTCGTGTAAAGATAACTTTGGATATATATTTTCTGTAAAATTATACAAATCCATACCACCATCGTCTATTAACAACTGCGATAACTTTGATGGATCCTTGTGATATACACTCTTCACTCGCTTATTTATACATTGACTGATTATTTTTTTTGATTCATCATTTATTTCAGGGTCACATTTTATTGGGGTCCGGATAGAATACTTTTCCAAGTCTTTTATATGTTTTAATTTTTTCATTTCATTCATTTCATCACTCGCATCTTTTTTCCTCATTACTTTTGACACCCGTCCATTATAATCAATATTCTTTTTTGATTTACATTTTAAACTGGGTTTTATCACACATCCATATGTGCCTTCGCCTAATATTTCATGACTCATATAAGTATATATTACATACATATTATTTCATATCATATATTGGCAACATATGATTCATTTCTGTTGTATTAATCGCATTATTTCCGAAATATAAATCAATGAATTCTGATGTCTTTTCATTTTCCAATGATTTAATAATTTGTTTGTATTTTTCAATCAATTCGTCGTTTTCAACAGTTATCTTTGGACGAATACATATCAAATGATTTTCAATTAAATACTCTTTCTTCCCGTCAATAATACAATACTCGAAACTGTATTTTCCTGTGCCATATCCACGATTGATAACCAGTACAGCTGACGTTCTTCCCTCGCGTTCTATGTAATTTTTCTTTGCTGGATTGCTATACGTTTTTGGTTTCAATTCGTTGTTTTTTATATCCGAACTGTAAATCAACTGCGTTTTGGTGTCATCTGTCGTTAATTCATCTTTTACTTGATTCCATACGATAGTACCTACATTTACGTTGAAACCGAGTGTATCCAAACTCTCTCCTTTCTTATATAACATCTTCATTTTTTTTATATTGTCTTTCGCACCAAACACTGTGTATCCATTGACTTCCAATACAAATTTATCATTCTTCGCATTTTTCTTATTTTGTATGACTACAATGACTGTCTTTTGTTTGGTATCCATAAATCCGTCTTCGTCACATTCAATGATATCCAATATTTTGAAATCGTTATTGATATAACTACGAGTATTATCATAATACAAACTGTTTAAGAAATTTCGCGGCAATACGAAACTCAATATGCCATCCTTTTCCAATAATTCAAGTGATTTGATGATAAATGGAATGAATATATTGGGTCTACCGTCGAAATATTGGTGGTATTGAGTATCTACTTGTGCTTTTTTCATTACGAAATATGGTGGATTTCCAATAATCAGATTGTATTTGTTGGGACTGTCATATGTCAAATAATCTGCGTTGTGTAAGTGTGTTTTGTCGTTTTTCAATTCCTGAATTCCGTCAAAGATGGTGTTGTTTTTCTCAATACCCGTGATTATCGCATTCTGATATACATCACGTAGCTGTGTAATATATTCACCCGAACCACACGATGGCTCCAGAATAGTATCCGCTTTCTTCAAGTGCTTTTTTATTACATCAATATTGTGTTTTATTGTCTTTGGTGGTGTGAAATATATTCCTTCGGATTGTTTGGATGTCTTGGAAATAGACTTGGTGAGGGTTTTTGATAAATCGCTGAACTCCATTCTTTATACATACTATCAAAAAATGTTTATATGCTAATCAATTTTTTTCAAATATTCACTCTACATGTCTTTTTGATAAAAAATTGAAAAAAACACTACCATTTTAGATTGATATACAAACACATACACCAATGAATACGGTTTTTGAGAGACTTTTTAACTACGATTTCAGTATCAAGGAGCTTCGTAGCTACCTATGCTACGAAAGCATTGATAACTATATCATCAATGTTCGTCCTCTTACGTTTGATGAGCAATACAGATGTACTATTGAGATGGTGTAAAAACTACCATGTCAAAAAAACGGAGTATAAGAAAATAAACCATAATTTATATATGATGGATTACATTTTTTTCAAGCACCCACGTGAAAATAATATGACATATTTACAGCATTTCTGCTTTTCGGCTAACTTATCTTTTTTATTTTTAACTGCTGGAATACAAGCGCTAATACATTCAATCTTCCCATGTATATTTCAGACATCCAGCACGGATACACAACGCGTGTTGAATATGTTTATGGATTCCCATGAGAATTAAATTATTTTAACTCTATCATACGTTCAAGTTCGCGATGAATATCCTGGAATACTCCATTCCAGTTTCCAATAGTTTCACTCTTGAATATTTTTACATTATTATACCATTCTGTGGTTTTACTATTATCAAACCATCGCCAATCACATACACTTCCTAACACTAACCACGTATTTATACCCATCATCGCAGATAAATGGAGAATAGATGTATCCACACTAATAACCACATCGGAGTTTCGAATAATAGCAATAGTATCTACAAACGCCGCTTCTTTATCGATATCATATTTCATAATATCAAAACCACTATCATCTATTTCTTCGCTTCCGCTGTAACGTTGTAATGATATTATATCAATATCAAGTGAAGAAATAGCCTTAAAGTTTTCCAATGGTATATGTTTTTCTACAATTCCTAATAGTCCCTTCCAACAAATACACACTTTGAGTTTCTTTGTGCAGTTATTTTTCAAGACATTAGACCATTTTGTTGCAATATTCGGGTTCTCAATAATATAACTTTTTCCAGTATATGGCGTGATTGTATCTATATCAAGATAATGCATGAGTGAATATATATTTATATAATAATCACATTGTGCTACCATGACCTTAGTACATATAATTTGTGTATTATTGAAGTCTATAAGGTTATCTAATTTACTATCAACTAAAAAATATATTGTTGCGTTCGGATATTTATTGGATAGTTCTATTACATATCTACCAAATTGAATCATATCTCCTAAACCTTCTGTATTTATAATAATTGTGTTAAATGGTGTTAATCCGTCCCATATTTTCGTTTTATGAAAAGTAGTATTATAGTGATTATATTGATTATATTGATTTAAATAATGTAAGCCACTTTTGATTTTACGATGTCTAAGAAAAATGAATCCTATTTTATTATATGTATTATAATAGGTAGGATGTTCCCGGAGCAAAGATTCAAAAATCTCTATTGCTTTATCAAAATCATTCAAATAGCCATAACATACACCAATATTACATAAATGGGATACTTTAGAATTGGATACTTTAGAATTGGCATATTTAATTGAAGAAGTATACCCTTCAATCGCATTGTTGAAATCCTTAATCATAAAATAATAAAACCCCAGATTTTCATACAATGTATTTAATATTTCGCTCTTTTCATTGTCTAACAATGATGAAGAATGGACTTTTTTCAAAAGTATCATTATATTCTCAATACACGCATTATAATTATCTTTTTCTTTTAATAACGTAATTTTCGCATATTCACTTAAAATAGATTGTTTTTCTGAATCGGTATTATGTTTATAATCCACATAACTTTTTACTTCGTGAATATTGGAATGAAAAATCACATTGATTTCTTTTTTAACATCCCCCCGACTGTCATTTGTAAAATAAACATTGCGAGCAAGTTCTATAAATTCTGCATCAAAATCTTGATTATACTCTTTGATGCGAAGTTTATCTTCAATATCCCATAGTTTTATATTTATTGTTTTTAATTTTTGGTATATACTATTTTCTAGATTGTATTCCAATATGTATGGACGTAAATAAGTCATTTCGGTAGTAATGTGGTGTAATTTATCGGGGTCAGTAATTTTTGATTGTTTTATTTCTAATATTGAATATTTATCAAATATTTCGCCAATAGAAACAGGAATTTGTGGGTTTTGTGTCATTTTTATAGAATAGTTATATAAAAAATATTAATACATAATACGTATATCACTTGTGGTTGAATAAGCATTACATAGTTATTTGACAAATATTGCGTTCCAATTTCCGCGTTCCCACATAAACTCATAGTCACTACATTCAATGGAATTCATAAAATTGGAAAACATACTTTTATTATATATATAATAGTAGCGTGAGGCATTCTCCTTTCCAAAGGAGACAATATTGTCCCCCAATACGAATTTCTTTTTTTTTGAGTATTCATCGCTTTCAAACGCCCATACAGTTACAAGGGCGTGCCCGCCTGGCTTTAATACTCTCCGCATCTCATTCATTGCTTCAACACGTTTTTCTTCACTATCTAAGTGATGAATCACCGCAATACTAATAATGTAATCAAAACTGTTATCTTCATATGGTATATTACCCACGTCCGCACACGCAACGTTTAATCCCCGCGATTGACATATTGAAGTTAAGTTTTCACTTTTATCAATGCCGACTATACTACATTTGTCATTGAAATATTTCATATTCTTGCCATTTCCACATCCAACATCCAGCACGACTGAATTGGGTGTAAATCGCGATTCTCCAAACTCACGAACCACGTCCCATATACAGAAACGGGTGTCGGAAAAATGGGCCGCGTGGTTTTCATAAAACTGTGTGGATACTTGCATTATATTCAATCTTCTATATTTTGCATAATATACTGTGGAAATAAATCAATTTTCTTGTGCTATATAGTATCTTGTAAAAATATATAATTCGCACGATAACCACAGTAATGCCTCTCATATGGGCGCTTCGCGCCCGCTATTTATATCGTCTGTCATTTTATCTTCATCGCGTTTATAGGTACACTTTCTCTTGTGCTTGCATAGTGATGAATTGTGTGTATATTCCTTACCACAATCGCACATAAATAATGTTGTCGTATTATTATTAGCCAAAATTTGCCGTTTATGTTTTGCTGTGTTTAAATGTCGTTCATAATCACTATAATATAAGCATTTATACTCGCATTTTTCACATATGAATTTATCACTCCTACTACTCGTTTTTTTGTTAGCCATTATTACTAAATATTGAGACAATAATTCACAATTATACTATATTATGTCCGAAGTTTATCATTTTTTACCACCTTCACGTATATCTCGTCTGTCAACATTCCCATTATATGGGTACGATTTATATCAGAATTACCATAATTCCCTCCTGTCGTTGCAAAGGTCATCTTAATATACCATTTGTAGCGGGGCGATTCTGTATCATTCTCACCAAGCCCTCCCGATTCTTGATATACCTTCTCAAAATAGTCATTTGAGACGGTCTCTATATAGTTGATTAGTAATGGCATCTTCTTTTTTTTCTCATCCTTCTCCCAGTCACCATTTGATTTTTTATAATATATTGTCTTACGTTTCTTATCCGTGCAATGAATCGGACGGTCTTCTACCTTCATGGAGTATAGATTGCGTTCTAATACGTTCATCATCCCGTCTATGTAGCCATTATCTTCAAACTTTTTTAAGTCGTCATCGTCTATCTTTATTGAACGCAAGAAGGAATTGAAATCAATCGCATCTTTACATTGGGTATTCAAGAAGAATTTAAGATTAAACGTATTATTTGTATTATTTATTGTATTATTGTTGGTAACCAATGACATTCCTGATATTTTATCGCTGAGAACTTCAATTTGCTGTTTATGTTGCTCTTGTTGCTCTATTAATAATTTTCTTTGCACTGCTTGTTGTTCTGCAATAATTCGTTGCTGTTCTTCATTTTGTTTTTTGAGAATGTCTTTCATTTCGTCTTTCAATATCTCTTCGGGTGTTTTATAATTACATTTCTTCTTATGCTTAAATAAACCAGAACGATTTGAATATTCCTTACCACACTCGCATTCATATGTTTTTTTAGTTCCAAATGTTTCCATTTGTTTCCATCTATGTTTTGCAGTGTGTAAATGACGTTCATAATCTCGTTTATCATTGCATTTAAACTCACACTTCTCACATACATATTTATATGTTCGGCTTTTTTCGGCTAAAAATGTTTCCATTATTACTAAATAATGAGACAATAATTCAGAATTGTCCACTAATTCTTCAATGTCATTATTTCATCCTTCTTCAAAAAACTACTGCATTCACCTATCAAACCCTTATCTGACAAACCTTGCAAAAAACCTCCCAGCCAATTCAAGAAGTGGACAATAATATTATTGTCCATTTTGAAAAGTTTTCATGGACTTTTTTTCGATGTATTTATAACTCTTAATTTACTACTTTCGGGAACCTGGATATACATATTTACACTATATTACTATGTAAATATATCAATTCTATCAATATTCCTGTAAGGGAGGAGGGAGATTACCTTTCAGAGAAGAGGACAGGGGAAACAGAGTGAGGAGGGAATGATGTCTCACATTTTTCTCACGGTATTCACAGTAAAACCTCTTATATGGGCGCTTCGCGCCCGGATTCCATAATCACTTCCATAGGCATTTCTATCAATTCAATATCAAAAGCACGTTTACCGGATTTCGTAGTTGTTTCTATATAAGATACACACTGGTTCGGCTGGACTCGTTGATATATGTCGTCGGAACCATAAAGATTAACCGCTGTGTAGTGGAAGATATAATCACTTTGATCTTTATCGTCAGTAATAATTCCGGTTCCTTTATTAATATTAAATTTTTTGATAACACCTTTACGACGTTCAATGGTTTGGCGTTTCATACTTTCAGGCATAATATTCAAAGCTTTTCGTGGAGTTAATATATTCAAACCCTTTTTTATATTCCTAATTTGTTTTTGACTGTACTTGTTAATGATATTTCTGCACTGTGTAATAGCAGTATTATTAGTAGCGTGCATTGAATTAACAGAAAGTTGAAAATCTAAATCGTAAATTTTGTAGTGGAAAATACCGCCGATTTTATTTTCTTTGAACGACGAATTATTGTTTATTGATACATAGACAAAGACATTATCATCCAACTCTTTGCAAATAACTTGTTCTTCTGCATTGTTGTTGTATCCATTTTCAACATTCACACGAATGTCTTCCAAAATAGAAGATATAACACTGGGGTCTCCAATACACATACGTAGCGCATTCTTACTCTGCTTGACTACATTTCCAAGGTCAAATTTAAACATGCACGATCTACTTTTGTAGCTTACGTTTTTATTTTGTGTATTCTTGAATGTAGGTTCTTCATCGCATATTTCAGGGAATGTGCGAATCACGAATTTTTCAATAGCCTCAAACCTGGGAGATGCAGTATGACTTTCCCTATTAAATAACTCATATCCGCGAAGACCGGTCATTTCGTTGGTATGACTATCTTCAATCCACTTATTTCGTAAGCTTTCATCCGGACAACGAACGCACGAACATTTATAGTATTCCCCTTTATTATCAATAAATTCTTTTCCGCGATAAAACCAGCATTCTTGTGTATCTAAACATATAAAACATTTCATATTTTCAACAATAATTTCCATTTTCTTGGCAATAGTCGTTTGTTTATCATTACCATTCTTATATATATCAATTTGCTTCACAATGTCAGCTTTAATATTCTCATTCTTTTTATCCATTATACAATACATTATCATTATATTATGTTAGTTTTACATTTTTTACATTGTTTTAGTTCTTGACTTGCGAGTGCCCGTTTTAGTTTTAGTATTGCTATTTTGTTTTCTTTGTGTTTTGGTTTGTGATTTAACTTTTGTAATAGACGATTTACAATAATTGTCTCGTGCTTCCTTTAATTTTCTAATAATGTTTTCTGGTGATTCGGTGTAAATATTTGTAATTACTTCTTTTGGTTCATCAAGAACCATAATGGGTGATATTTTCACGTTGGACGGCGTTTTTGACCCACCAAATACATTTGACGGGACATTTAAGCAAGTAGTAGGTGTATCGGGCAACCCATATCCCCTGCATGCAAAAATATTTAGTTCAACAGATGATAGGGGTATATCCATCTTTTTGGTATATTCGCTGATATATTTAAAAACAACGTTAAGATCCATTTTCCAGTTATACTTTTTTAATACATCCCAATCAAAAACTTGTGTATTACGATTACAATGCCACAGCCCCATCCATTTGTATCTGTCATTTTCAATATCATCGGTTTCATTTACACCAAAATTAGAACTTTTCAATACATATTTCATACTTATATTATTTAATGTATGCTCTTCATGTGGCTTTAGAATGTTCGTACATATAAGTGATGGGATTGTTTTCTCATCTTCCCTATCTTCTGTTGGTGCCATCAATGTTGTTCCAGGAAACCCAAATATTCCAATCTTTTTAATAGGAAAGTTATACTCTTCTTCTAATGGTTTCATCATAACTGTGCCTTCATTATCAATAACTTTGTATATTCCCGGATTAAGAGAACCGTGACACATTAAAGAGAATTTTTCGGTGATAGAAGGAATTATATTTGCGGTTTTACCTGTTTTATCAATAAACGTCATATTGGCTTCGTTATAATACATCATCATATCGCTTATAGGGACGTCTTTTAATTTTATTAAACTATGGATATGTCCTATTAATCCCCGCGTTGTTGACGGGGTATACAATAACTGTGAAAAACCTAAACGCTGATAACATTTTATTGCTGGTTTATTATCCATTGCCACGTTAAGAAATATTGGTATGTTTTTAATCATAGATTCATTATCACGTTCCTTTACTAATTCTACAACTTTATTAATCATTACATTGCATACTCCTTTTGTATTTCCATATTTTGAAATATTTTTACATACATTCCAAAGATAATGGACTGGACTTTTAACAAAGCTACCATTGTTTGGTTGTTGAACGGTGACGTTGAATTCTTTACCGATATCCAGATTATATTGGACCGTGCAAAATGATACCAATGTCAAGTCTGGTGAATCCAAATCAATAAGCGCATAATCAACCGAGTTTTTTAATATATTCGGCTGGTATGAGCTTATATTAAAACAACTATTATATGTGTTCTTTATTTCTGGATAAAAATCCTTGGTCTTTGCGTAGTTAACCCACTCTTCTGTTTTTGCGTTTTTAATAAGTTTTCTACAAGAAGCACTATATTTGCCAATATCATCAGTATCACAATCAATATATGCTTTACCTTCTTTATGGGCGTAAATTATTTCAAATAATTCGTATCCATATGTTTCTTCATCTATTTCCATTGAATTTTCCCAGATTTTCTTCATCTCTTCAATATCTCGTATTTGATTTTTCATGTTTGATATTTTTTTCGTATTTATTGTATCTTTATTTATGGTTTTTTTAATCTTTTTTGCTGTTTTTTTAGTATTCGTTTTTGTTGAGAATTTTCCCATATATTACTTTGTGTCTTCTAAAATTGATTTATAATGGATTATATATATTATTGTAATATATAATTATGTTAAGTAAAGTTGAAATAGGTAACTATCAATTGTCTTGTCTAAAAATGGTAAGGGATTTTCCGAACATATCGGAAATGTTCCGGAAAAATAAATATGCTGTTCCAAGTTCGCCCAGAACAATTAATGTTGGATATTGGCAAGATGAGACTATTGAAAATATCGCCCGTGAATTAAAGTGTATATATTATTATTCGTGCATATTTGATAATAATATCAATATTTATGTACCCGATGATTATTATAATTATTGGGGTTCAGAAAGTATAAAAATTATGTTTTGTCCGGACGACCAAAATGGCTATTTATGTTGGTATGACAAACAAGCCCGAAAATATCATAAACAACATTTTTCGGATATTGATGACTTGTATCACCAAATAACTGTTATACAAGATTGTGAATAATATATTTATAGTGATTTGAAAATTGAATATTTTTTTTTATTTTTCTTTTTTCATTCAAGATAAATGGATTTGTATCAAGAAACAAAAAATAATTATTGTGACGCATATACACATTTATGTATTTACGGACTATTAGAACTTGGATGCGTATATTGCGCCAATATATACACTATTCGTAGCAAAAATGAATTATATTATATTGATAAATCGCTACAATGTTGTAAATGTGGGCGAATTTCTCTTATACCTATTGTACCAAATTCAGTTTTGGTGAAAAAGTATTATAATATTAACGAGAGAATGAATATTATACAAGAGTTGAAAATAAATATATATCCACAATCAAAATTGTAATTAGTAATTACGACCCCATTGTTACATTCAAATAATACAAATGGTCGTCTATACTGGTACAATGTGTAGGAGCACACGTATTAGAACATAGGTCATCTTCCAACTCATTGTCGTTACATATAATATTTGCCGAATTTTTTTCATTATACCATATTTCGTTTGAAATATGCGAATACCCCAATACTTCTTCGGGAACGTGAGGAACTATATCATAATAGTGGGTGACACGATAGGATACTATGTTTGATTTTTTTATTTTATTTGCGAATTCATCATTGCCTATACGCGGACTCCCAAATGTAATCAAATATTTTACATTGTATTGTGGATATAATGTTAATATATCATACGCAAGTAAAGTTGCCATTGATGCCCCCGCTGAATGACCGGTTAAAAGTAAATTATATACTTCATATTTTTTAGATAATGGTTCAATGTTGTAGAGAACCTGGGATTTGACATGGCTATATTCCTTGTAAAATCCCTTTGAAATACCAATTGAAGTATCATTATATGGATAGACCTTTCGTATTTGTATATTATCTATCCAATTCATAATGTTGGTAGAGCCACGATATGACGCATATAGTGTGTTTGTATATGAATCATATCCTTGTAACACACGAACACCTTCTTTCTCAGTGACATATTCGTTGATTATAGTGGGAAGACACGTATCACAATTCCATTGATTGGTTTCGGAAACAATATACGATGACTGAGCTAAATTCACCGCATATTTTGCCAAATTTTCGTCGTATGCTCTGCTTGTTATGAGTAATAGAAACAATACAATAAACATTCTATATTGTATCATAGAATAAAAAATTGATTTTAATTCATTTTTTTACATGATGGTAAATGAAAATATCAATACTATAACAATAATAATGACTTGTTTAAAAAACTGTGATAAACGACAACATTATTTTGTATCTTGTCATGACAATTATTACGGGTATAAATATATTCCAAATTCGGATATCTCTTGTCAACGAGATGACATTGAAGATTATTACTCCGAACTCTGTGAAATATGCAAAAGTGCGTTTGATTGCTGTGCCGATGACATAACAGATTGTTGTAAACGCACAGAGATACCTTATCCTACAACGCTACCTACTTCTCAGCCCACACTATTATGTGGTAATGAAGAAGTATATTATTTTCAAGAATCTGAAATGTGTCATTTTATTGAAACCCGGAATACTGACATCACAACAATGTTTGACAAATCAATGATGTGTTGTTCTTCAAAACGAAGTGAATGCTGTATTGTAAAAACAAAAGAAATACTTCTCGGTTTTGGATGTTTCGGTTTATTTGTGATATTTTGTATATTCGTGCATTTGCGCCAACATTGTGTGAAAGTAGTTCCTGACACTCAAACTTCAAAAAAAAAGGATATGAATAACTGTAAAATATTACCTGTATAAATTTATTATACTTTAACTTCTATTTTACATTGATTTTATCTGTGAAAATGTCAATGACATTTTTTATCCAGGGAATTGTATTGTAGTCTTCTTGAGATACACACTTATTCAAATAATCGCCTACGATATTCCAATAATATGTGGAATCAATGGCTTCAGGTGGCGAAAACTTCAAACTTTCGCTCGTATTTTCAAATTGATGTTTCAAATTTCTATGTTTTTCATTTGTAATTTCATTGGGAAACTCTTCCAGCATTCTACCAAGAATAATAATAATATTGCGTCCCATTGTGTTTATAGTATCTAATGTATGAGTATACAAATCATATTATTTATACGTTGATTCAATTTTTTAAGTTATTCACTTCATGGGGGCACCATGCACAACTTTCATTTTTCATAGCACATACTTCACAAATTTCGGGAAATAGATACAAATATCCAAATGGATTAGATACGTGGTCCGGGTTTGAAAATCCACTTACTTTGCGTTTCTTACAATGCTTACAAGGTCTTCCACGACACGGGGACAACATTTTTTCATTTTTATGGATAAGATGTTTTTTACATAAAAATTGATTTTGTCTGGGTATAGGCATGTTCTCAAACATTGTATAATATTACTATACACAATTATATATACACATTTGATAAAATTCCTATTATATTCTAATATTTGCATTATATTTTCGCGCGGATTTATATTTCGTCAAACATATATGATGAAATATGTAATAAAATTGAAACACCATAGTTTATATGGCTGTTGTAAACGATTAAGTTATATGGACGAGACATTTATTAACGTAGTTAAAACTAAATACGACGAGGTGCAGCGCAGAGATATTTGGGAGGAGAGCCGTTGGAGCTATATTTCCAAGATTGAGAACGATGACGTTGGAAAGGCGGGCGAGAAGACAATCCAAGAGTTCTGTAATAATTCTGGAATTCCTGCGATGATTGATGGATTGACGACCAAGGAAAGTGGAGGTGGTATGGGTGATGGAATTATTAATGGACGCAGTGTAGAAATCAAAACTGCCAGATTGGGAAGCGGTAGCTCCAGTTTCCAGCACGAATTGGGTGAAGTGCCTTGGAAAGCAGAATATATGTTGTTTTTAGACGTTAGTCCGAGTACATTTTATGTTACTATTTTCCCGAATTTCAGTGAAGAATTCTATAAAAAATCGGGAACCGACAACAGTGTTAAATGCAACCCAATCTTCCCAACCAAGTCTATTTGCTGGCGCAAAGGTGCAGGAGCATTCAAACTTGACACCACAGTTAAACTTAATGAAAAAAATGAATATACATTTTGCTGGAACCCAGAGCGAAAATGGGAGGAATTCGCATCGTTTGTCAATAAAATTATTACTCCAAAAACTGAGAGTTAATTTGCGATGTGCGTATATTATATGCGGAATTAGTAGATAAAAACGCGATTTCATTCCATTTGATGGTTTTGAATTTTTTTATGTTTTCAGTTTTATTCACATTGAAAACAATCCCGTAGCCTTTGCGACCAGGAAGGTCATCAAACGATGTATAATATCTCATATTGTCTTTTCCAAAGCACGTGGATGGTATGAATACATCACATTGATAGAACATTTTTTTATTTCGTGTGGTGGATGGCGTGCCGCCATCGGAAAGAGAGTAAATTTTCATTGTTTGGGTGTCAACTTCGCGAATATTATATTCTGTATTGGTGTGATATTTGGACCAGACTTGGAATATACATTCAACTTTTACGGGTCGTCCATCAGGTTCAATAAAATCGGTGTTTATTTTCTCACTATGGAGAAGGTTCAGTCCTTTAACGCGCTTGCGAGGCACGCCTTTCCCGTCACTCTCAAACAATTGTGGCAATATAAAACAAACGTAATCTGAAAATGATGCTGAATGATTTATAAATTTGAGAGCAAGTTGTCCGCGTAAGCCGAATGGTGGATTTCCAATGGAAACATACTTATGTTGTCCGGAAGGTTTCCATTTCAAATAATCACATTGGACTATTTCATTATTAAAAGATTCTATATCTATACCCATTCTACGGTTGGAAGGGAGAAGTTTCAGAAAGTTACCGCTACCAGCAGAAGGTTCAATATAATGATACAATTCATGAGTGTTTCCATATTTTTGTATTATTTCATATGATTTATCTATACAATATTTGGCAGCGCTTTCGGGTGTAAAGAACTGGTCCTTTTCTTTGGATGAAAACAGTGAATAATCAATATCCATATTCGCAAGTCGCATAAGTTCAAAACAATATGCGGGTGGAACATTTTTGAGTTCATTCCATCGTTTGACAGTGCCTATTGCAACATTCAATTCGCACGCAATGTCATTATATGATTGGGTTTCCAATATAGTATTCAACAATTCAAGAAGATTTACCATGTTATATTTTTGTTATTAGTAATATATCTGGATATCAAAATCAATTTTCTTGATATATGTGTATATCTTGTATTACACATATAACTCTATATCCCTTCTACTTTTCCAGAGTAAGTAATGGTTTTCACATAATCACAGGTTCCCAATATAGAATTAGTAATATATGTTTGCATCTCTTCCATATTTTCAAAACAAATAAGGTCGCCATTATGAAATAGTTTATATAATTCCACCTTTTCCAATACGTCTACTTTGGAAATAATAATGTCCGTCACACCAGTAATATTGAGAGCCACAATGAGTTTATCCAAGTTCAACCAGTTTGTTTTGCGTATTCTCCCTGTGGTTGTGCCGATTTCGCCTCCAGCTTTCACAATTGACATTAATTCAGTGTCTTCCAATAATGATTCGGGGAATAAGGGGTCGGTTCCCGAACGGGTGTCGTAAATTTTAGATGCGCCATATATTTTATCTATTTTTTGCGGCGGGAAACCCAGACAACACGCACCATATGGCAGTGTTGTGCTTGATGTAACAAATGGATAATTGCCGTAATTAATATCTAACCAGAATCCTTGGGCGCCTTCACATAATACATTACCGTCCAATACTTCATCCCATAAATAATTTTTCAAACTGTCTACACTTTCAGCTCGTATTCCTTTACGGCCATATTTGTCTTTATAACACGGTGCAATACCATTTGATGTGGTTCCTTGGTCTTTGTATTTCTCTTTGTCTTCGTTAATATGTGTTTCGGTCACGATATGTGCTTTGGGAGAGATTTTAATGAGTGATGTATCAAAACCATATTCTCTTAAATAGTTGAGTTCGCCCATAAAACTTTCTGGGTTCACGACACAATCGGGTCCAATAATGGATTTTACGTTATAAAAAACACCACTAGGTATCAAATGTGTCTTATATTTTTTACCATCCACATATATTGTATGTCCTGCATTATTACCACCCGCCCACCGACAAACGTAATCATAATGGTTATTTTTTACCAAATGGGCGACGAGCTTTCCTTTGGCTTCATCGCCCCAATTCAATCCACAACAAATATCAACCTTGGAAATAGTCATTATATTATGGATGGTATCTGTATATCTTACAATAGGGAAATTATATCTTTATACATACGCATTAGTAAGATAATATATACAGGTTATGTATGTATTATGTATATTTATTGGAATCTACCGACCATTCTACGTATGTCGGTGCTACGGTTGATTTAGACCATCGTCTCCGACAACATAACAAGGAAATAAAAGGCGGTGCTGTGGCAACAAGCAGAAAAGTATCACAAGGACAATTATGGAAACGACAGTGTCACGTTGCTGGATTTCCGAGTTGGCAAGCCGCACTACAGTTTGAATGGGCGTGGAAATTCCAGTCTCGGAAATTGTCTCCAAAACTGAAACCAATGGACCGACGAAAAAAGGCGCTTGACAATTTATTACAGTTGGAACGCCCTACAAGTAAGGCAATACCGTATTCTGAATGGGACGAACCAATACGGGTTATATGGGAAAATGAAGAAACATCACTAATTTAATGATTTCGCACGAGGTCGCTGTTGTTTATGGTATTTTTGTATTTGTTCCTTAGGAGTTATGTATTTAGACCCATTTTCGGTCGTCATTTTTCGGACAAATTTATCCCTTTGCCACGGAGGAGAATAAGCATATTTATGCGTTTTGTAATTGTTATCCATTCAAAGGTGTACGGATAAGTTATTATATCTCGTGCTTGTTCTCTATATCACTTTTACATTGAATAGTTTGTGATGAAATAAATCATTTTTGACTTATAATCTTTACTATTTTTCCAAAATATAGGCATCTCTTCTTGATACATACAATACACTTCCACAGGATGTAAATCTTTTATTTCGTCTTGTAAGCAATATACATATATTACCCTGTATTCTGGAAACAATATAGAATATTTTTTTTTTATATTTTGGTGATGTTCTAAATGTATATCGTTCTGAATAATAAATATATTGTCATTATTGTGGTCTACATAACATTCATTAAAATTATATTCCATTGTAATAGCCACATCTTTTGCCATCATATTGTTGATACTTGTCGCATATTGGAATAAATGAAACAAATTAGTATATTTTAATTTATGTGACGGTGTTTGGGTTGAATGTTTTGGTGTCTCTTCTTTTTTAACATTTGTATCTTGTGATGTGGGTTGTTGTTGAAATGGATTATCTTGTTTCGCGTTATTATTTTCATCATCATCATCATTTTTTCCAATTAATAAATGATATGCCTCAGCAATCAACTTGAATTTTTCTTGTGCGGTTGGGGATTTATTTTTATCGGGATGATATTTGAGTGCAAGTTTTTTATATGCGCGCCCGATATCACGTTTGGATGCTCCTATTTTGAGCCCCAATATTGAATAATATGGGTCTAATGATTTTTTGATATGTTTGAATATATTGTCTGTCATTTTTGGTTTATGATACTCGTATTTTGTGTCAACTGGTTTGAATATAACATCTATATTATGATATTTTTGCAGTAGTTCTTCAATTTCATCAAAATTATATTTGTTGGTCCATTCAGTTTGAAGTTCTATGTCATATTCACTCATCTAAAATATAGTTACATATTGTTGATTTTTGTAATTTACACCTCTACATGCTGAAATTTTATAAATATTGAATAAAACCATTACCAATATTGTAATGTAATTAAATAATCAAAATAACCAATCATAATGACTGATATTACTACTAATCATAACAATGCCGCTTCCAGTGTGCGCGGTGATGTTATCTATGACCTACGAAACACAGTGAAAGAGATGCGTCAGATGTGTAACTTCACCATATCTTCTAAAATGGTGATGAAAGATATGATGAAAAAAACGATGAATAGTGAGGGCGAATTCTTGAACGACATAAGCGACTATACATTTGGACGAGTTCGTCTGTGTGAATGGGAGGCATTTGACAAAGAACTTTCTTCACAATGTTGGTAGTATAGAAATAACCAAGTAGTCCTATGGAAGGAATATTCCAAACACATAATATACATAACAATACAATATTTTAAACAATTTTAACATTTTCATCTTTTTTCTCACTATACAATATAATCTGTTTGTATAATGATATATCTAATTGCGTTTGTGTCATTCATATGTATTTGTATAGTTTTTTTACTTCGGGGGTGCAAAGTAATATAAATAGAATAAGCGTAATATACTATTATATATGGATGATGAATATATATTGCGTCGCAAACGCATATTACACCAGACAAAATGGAGACAGAAACAAGAAAATATATATTACACCACCGGTAGACCAATATTTGATAACTTAAAAGTAGATAATTATTATTTCTACCAGGATGATAATGGCAAGCGTGTAGGTGCGCTATATAAGTAATTGAAAACATTAAAAATCATTTGTATCATAGCTCAATAATATCCATTACTTTATCCACATATTCTTTTGAAATATCACATCCTTTAAAATGTCGGTGTGTATTTTTACACGCAATAGCAGTTGTTCCACCACCCAAGAATGTATCCAATACCACATCACCTTCGTTAGAATGTTTCTTAATAAGGTCTTCAAACAACGCAAGACTCTTTTGTGTTGGATGAAAACGATTTTTGCCACCTTGTAGTGGATACATATAGATACCATTATCATATTTACTATTGAATGTCGGCTTACCTCCTTTTACACCAATAAGTGCGATTTCCCGACAGTTGGTTAAATAATTCACACCAGAATTAAGTGGTTGGGGATTGGTCTTTATCCATTCTATGAACCGAATTTGTTTGAATTTGTGTTTCTCAAACAACTCTTTTAATGGTGTCAACTTCCATATATCAAAAAACATAATCATTGTTCCTCCTGTGCGTAATTTTCTGTAATATTCCTTAATAAATGAATCCAATATTTCCATTGTAAATTCTCTATCCCAGTCACCATAATTGGTTTGGACGCAATATTTCTTTCCATAAACTGAACCATATTTCATATAATTCAGTTTTTTTGTATCATCACTCAACCCATTTTCCTGCTTATATTTTTCCCATTCTTCAATCGTTTTGACGTTATCATTGTTTTGTTTCACTTTATTATAAAGGTTATCCATACCTGTTTCGTGAGAAATAATATATGGCGGGTCAGTCAATATTAAATCAACTGAATTGTTTTCAATGCTTTTCAGATATTCGTGTCCCTCTGTGTTCTGTATTTCCATAATAATATTACAATATAATATTAATATAATATTATATGGTTTTGGTATGCATTAAATATTTTTGTTTATTTTGATTTTTTATGTGTTTTCTTTCCACCACGTGCTCTCGTAGCAATGGGTGAAGTAAGCATTCTTCTGCGTTTCCTTGTATAAGATTTTGATACAGGTCTTGGTGTTATTGTCTTGGCAGTTTCTATATCCATTGCTGATGATTTATTATTGCTATTATTATTTGACGATTCACGTCCTCGTTTAACACCTAAATTTGCCATAATGTTGGCTGCTTCTAATGTTTCTTTTTCTTGAACTTTTATTTCATTTTGTTTTTCAGCTTCAATTATATCACTTACAGTAATTAATAAGTTTAAACCATCTTCTTTATTATCTTGTGATGGTATTTTGCGTTTACTCGTAACATCTGGTTTAAAATCTCCATCATTTGTTTCATTAATCCCTTGTTTTTTTAATGATTCTATATCCTCTACTATATGACCTTCTATATTTTTCGTATCAACCGATTTTTGTGAATATTTATCACCCGATGTTTGTAAATAATTTGAACGTATTTTTATTAATGTGTCGCGGAATTGAGATATACCATCCGCGTCATAATAGGTTTTGGCAAATGTCTCCAAGTTGGAATTTGTTTTGTCAAATAGGTGATAGTTTACATAATCGTAAACATATTTTGATACTATATTCAGATTGTTAGGAATAATGTTGTCGTTAATTGATTTTTTAATTTCATCACTCACTTGCGGATACATATCCAATAATAAAATTTTAGAGGATGTATCAATTTCTTTGTAGAAGCTATTTATACTATTTATGAATTTATCTGATCCTCTACCTCTCAATTTGCTTGCGGTTTCCTCCATTTTAGATTTCTGTGTGATAATATAAGTTAAAATGTAATATTTCAAAGCATTACTTGCGTTCAAAATACTTTTAAGTGTAACGTCATAATCATTCATATTTGTGTCTTTGAGTTTATTATATGAAAATGAAAAAGTATCCATAAATAATGATTGTTTATTTATTAAATTTGATAATTCATCTGATATATCATCTTTGATAAAACTTTCATATAGTATAGATGCTATACTTGTCTCCTTCATTTTTATATTAAATTTCATATCTGACTCTGTTATTATATTAAGCAATTCAAGTGAATGTGTAGTTAATGCGTCAAACTTTGAAAACGTATTAATAAATATATTTGATAATACTGCCGATATTTCAGCATATGCTTTTAATCTCATTTCTGTATAATTCGGGGGTTCTCTATACGCATCGCCTTGAACTGCCATTTCAAAATTCCTTCTATTTATTGAAGAAATAGAATTTGCTAATATAGACAAATAGTATAGTCCTTTTGATGAATCCTTTTTATTCAACTCTTTATTTAATTCTTCTATTATTGGGTTCATTGTTTCTTCCTTTATTGCTTTTATGCGTTTTATAGTGAAATCTTTTTTTGATTGTTTCCTAATCTCCTTCATTAATTTCGGAGAACATTTACTATGACCCCCTTCCCATATTTTATCTAGTATTTTTTTTGCGTTTTGTCACTCATTGAATATTCTTCTGAACCATTTTTTTTGGTTGTAGATAAAAACGAAAGGTCAGATTTAATTTGATTGCAACACGCGTGAGACCATTTATACTCTAACTTATACATTTTTTTGTCATAGTCGCTCATTATTTTTTTAGTGGATCTATTTCCATCTTCTGATTCATTGTGATATAATTTAAGTAGCAAAGATGCTTGATAAATAGGAAGTATATGTTCGCATTCAGCACTTTCACTATCAAATTCGTTTGTCATTGGTATACCACATATATAACAAGGTATTCCTGCATTATTTATATCACCTATTTTACCAATAGTATTATTACATTGTATGGCTGCTCCAGATGCGCGTTCCCACCATGAGCGTGCGTTATTGTATTCTTTTACTGTATCATTTATTTCAATAGTGGCCTTTGGTGGCTTCGTTCCGAATAATCGTTCAAATGCTTCACCTGCTTTCATTCCTATCAGTGTATTAATGTTCTTTAATGGTGCTGTCATAATTAGTAAATATATATATATTATCAATTTATTTTTTTTGATAATTCTAATACACTACACGTTTTTCATGACCGAAACGTAAAGACAAATCAACCATTACACCATCAATTACTCCACTATAAATCATATTACGAATAAAGCTTACGTCTTCGCTTGAACCATCAACTATATTGTCTCCTATTTTTTCTATATTCCTAAAAAACCATGGGTATTTGAATCGTGTATCTTCTAAAATCCCATATCTTATTCCCATACATCCCATTCCTGCATACGCACATTTAATGATTTGTTGTCCTTTATTTATTAGATCTTCTCCTTGTGTATCAGAAACGAATTCAAATCCACCATTTTCTTTATAATACTCTATATCCCAGTCTTTCACACAACATAATTGAGAACCACCATCCATCGCATATATACCCGAACATACTTTGTATTGATACAAAGTCATATGTATCAACTTATCAAGCAAAACTGGTGTAAATACCATATCACTATCCAGCCAAATAATAGCATCGTATTTGATTTTACCATTAAATGGTTGTTGTTCTGGACCGCGTAATACATTCGCCCCGAGACACATTGTGCGTGCAAAATTCACTTGCGAACTATAGTTATTGGATAAAATAAATTTATATTTATCTGATAATGTCGTTATAGAATTAGTCCAACATTTTAAAAATATATTAGAAAATGTATTACCTGGAATACATATAATAATGGTCGGGTTTTCTGTAGGTAAAGAAACATTGTATTCTAATCCTTTTATTTTCATCTAATATACAAACGATTATGAATTATAAATTTGTTATGATAATATTTTTATGTTTTAGTTTTGCTATCTCTAAATGACGGCACAAATAAACCCGAATGACCTATAAAAAAAACAATACTGATAATGTAACAAGTGAAATCCAACCCACATTCCATACACAGTTTTTGTTTATTTGTCTTATACCACAACTAATGCGATTGTCCTGGATATATGTTTCTTCAAGAGGAAAAATCTTTGCTGCCATATAATACATTATTATGTAAGTTATTTATCTTGGTTTGATTTACAATTTATTACAAGGTTCCCTGATAATATTAGTAAAATTGAATATGAATACGCAAACAAAAGTATAATAAATGAAAAATATGAATAAACGTGATATTGAATCAGAATTGGAGAAGTTATCCAAAGTATACGAAAGAATATTAGAGTTAGAAGGTATTCGCTCACATATACAATATGTATTAGAGTTCACAATATCTGAATTGCGAACAAAGAAGAGATACGATGAATTGACAAATGAGATGATTAAATACCGACAAAAAAATATATTAGGGTCTTCTGAAATGACTAATATGAAAGTGATGAGAATTATTCAAGAAGAAATAGAAGACATACGAAATGATATTGGTTTCGGAATGATTGATAAAATGAACCAAATAAGTGGTTTATATAACAGTATATACGGTGAAGATTACAAAAAAAACGAGAGCAACATTATCAAATCTATGAAATTACGCCGATTAGCAAATAAAACGAATAATGATTTAGAATATTACTATAAAGAATATAAAAGCTTGGACTATTTGGAAGAACGGTTGATTATACTATATGAGAATTTAGAGAATGCGTAAGAATATATGAGAATGCGTGTAACTTATTTTTTATTACTATAATATATAATGGTTGCTACAGAAAGTGAGTATAAACGATATGAGTTAGAAATAGATAGATTGCCTTCAACGCATAAAAAGGAAATAGAAAAACATAAATCATATCTTGGACGAAAGAAATATTATCCCCATAATTTGGATGAGTGGGCCGAAATAGGTCGCCAAATGCCAAAGAAGCATGCCGAAGAGAAGGCAGAAATGGAAAAAAAACTAAAACAAATGCGAATTGAAATAGACGAACACAACAAAAAACTATTGGAAGCGGCGACAAAGGGTCCTCAATGTGCTGTGTGTTTGGAAAACAAATATATGGAAGAAGGTCTTAATGCGCCTGTAAGTTTTGGACCTGGAAAATGTAGAAAACATATTTTCCACGAAGGTTGTGTAAATGACACACGTGTAAAAAAATGTCCTTTATGTAGAGGTGATAAGAAAGCATTGAAACGTGTAGATATGAAGAAATTATCAAAACTCGCATCCCCCGTTTTAAAAGTAAAAGCTAAGAATGTTACAAAGAAGAACTCTCCTATAAAGAAAGTTGTGGAACGCAAACGCTGTCCGAATGGCACACGTAAGAACAAGAAAACAGGTGAATGTGAAAAGAAGTAGCGGGCGCGAAGCGCCCATAGGGAGGCATTTACACTGGTTATGGAGTTAAAACTATATTTTTATATGAAAAATATTGTTTATGCATAGGATAGAATTAGTTCATTTTTTTTGATTTTCTTGTTTTTACTGAACGCATTTTTCTAATTATTTTCGCACGTTTCGTTTTTTTCAAAGTTTTTGTTTTTTTCTTTTTGTTTTTGTTGTTTTTGTTCTTTCCACCATATTTCATAATATGTCTCATCATATCCGTATTACCATATAGAGGTGTTAATGCCTGTAGTGCTGCGCTACTTTGTTTTTTATCTGGGTTTTTTTTACTTAAAACGTCCCCTAATGATTTATTTTTACGATATGCTTTGTTTAGATTATGGGGATGGGGGTTATAGGTCCTGTCACCTTCTACAGAGATTTTCTTGCCATCAGAGTCTTCAAATAACAATTTATTATTATCATATTTAGAGTCCCACTTAGCTATATCTTTTTTACCTTTAAATGTCATATCTTCTAAATCGTATTGTTCATCTTCTTTTAGTGTATAAAAACCCATAGTGTTTGGTCTGTCAATTACGCTTATATGTAAATCATATTCGTTACCTACAATTAAATCGTCGAGGGGAACTTCTGTTCTATTAGAAAGGTCCATTATACTATATATAACGAAAATAAATATACCAGTTGTTTATAACGGGCGCGAAGCGCCCATATGGGTGGCATTTACTGGTTTATGGAATAAAAAAGATATAAATATTGGGATTATCATAATCATTTATACTCGTCCGCCAGCTTTGAGTTGAGAATTTGTGATGGTTTTATCGCCGTGTGCCCGATTGTCGTGTCTGTCTTCCCACATATAATTGGATGCTGTATTTTTACCACCGTGATTACGTGCAAGAATATGACCCGCATCTTTATTTGCTGCGCGTTCATTTGCTTGGGGTGTATTCAAACCCAAATCCTTGTATTTATTTACAATATTCTTTGCAAACTCAACCAATGTTGAGTTTGAACGTGTTCGTTCAAACAATCCTTTAACGAATTGTCATTTATTACTTTATTAAATTCATTATAAAACATAACATATTCTTCTACACTTTCCCAAGGTTTTTTTCCATCATTAAACAAATATGCCGAGCCGACACACTCATACTCTATACAACAAGTATTCAATCCAATATACTCATACTCACGGTTCAAAATATAATAATTATTATTACTATCCCAGCGAATGAGATAGGGTATGTATCTTCTCAAAAATGTTTCGTAATGATAGTATTTTGAATTTATTTTGTATAATATTATAGGAATACGATCGCTTAATTCTATTATTATTGAAAAGTCATCAAAATCTTTAAGATTTTTAAATTTTTTGAAGACATTATATGTTTCGGTTTCTGCGACAATAGAAGAATATAAGTAATCATTAACAATTGTATTGCGTTCGAATATTGCCGTAATTTTCGTTGTTACGTGACTACTCCCCAAATTGTTATTTGTTAGATGGGTTTGTTGGAAATCAGTGAAATTTTCAATGGTTATATCAAATTTAGTTTTATTTATTTTTGTTATAAAATCGTTTGAATTTATATCATATATTTTATCAAGATGTATTTTTCTCCCCCTAATCAAACGAAGGAAATATTGTAAATTATCAGCACTGGTTCCATATTCATTTAAATAATATTTCTTTATTGTGTCATCAGACCATTTATCAAAACAACACTCATAATAATAAGGGTTTATATAACATACAAAATATGTTCCATCTTCTATTCCAACTTTAACGTATTTCTTATTTCCTCCAAATATTTCGTCATTTTTATAATCAGGGAATATTTTGCTGATTTTTTGACATTTTAATTCCTCATCCTCATTTTCCTCCTCATCTTCATGTTCTTCGTCATCTTCATGTTCTTCGTCATCTTCATGTTCTTCGTCATCCTCATTTTCCTCCTCTTCGTCATCCTCATTTTCCTCCTCATCTTCATGTTCTTCGTCATCTTCTTTCTCATCATTTATAACTTCAAAAATTATACGAATCATTGTTTTATGTTCACCTTCAAAATATTCACGACCAATATCTTTTCTTTGGGTGTATTTGTTTTTAAATTTTTCAAGAACAAGTCTTTCCATCTTTATAGAATTTTTACAATTCATATGGAATAAAAGAAGTGAACCTTTTGGATATCCATGAAATCGTTTGTATTGGTCTTGTGATGTCCTGCCGACTTTATAAACATTTTCATTTGAATTTACGAATTCACGTGCTTTAATCAAATATATATATTCGTGTAACATTACACTGGATAATGTTACAATGTGTTTTTTTATTTATTATTCAATTTTATACATTTTAAATCAAATTTGCTATATTATATTGGAAAAAAAAGATAAATTTGTGTTTGTATGTTATATTATTATATCTACTACGTTTGAATAATACAATTTTCTTCAACACGAACATTTGGTAATAGCTCCTTTAAATGATTATTAATTGATTGTATTTTAGTAATATGATTGCGTATTTTGGTTTTTATGTCTTTGTCTTTGGTAATATCTTGATAGATATTATGAATATATTCATTGTGATCTTCGCTATTCCTCAATAACTGTGTCATGTATTCAAACTCGCTGGAAGAAACATATATATACAAAAGCGTTTTTTTTCCATCTGCAACATACATATTAGTGTGATAATATTCGGGTATAGTTTCGCTTCTGTAAAATATTCCAGTTATATTTCTTGAACTTATGCAAGGATTATCAATGCTGGTGTAACCAGGTTGAAATGTTTCTGGTATAGGAATATCCTTTACAGACATAGGATAATGAGCACATATAATATTATCTAGTTGAGAACTTAAACAATTTGAGTAGTTTCTATGTAATTCACTGAATGCCTTTGTGAGCGAATGCGATGCTGGGTAATTTATATGCAACATTTGTATTATGTTTAATAACTGCCGGCGAACATTACAATGTTGTATACCGAATTTAAGCCAAAACATATCATTTAATTCATTCAATTCTTGGGTTGTAATAGTAGCGGATTGCATTTCTGTGGATGTCATTTATAGTGATAACTGACGAATAGTAGTGGAATCAATTTTATGCTGCAATAATATGTAATGGCGAAAACAGAAAATAAACTACATTCAAAAAGGAATAAAACCCATCAAAGACGAACAAAGATTATTGATATTACAGTAGAACCCGAGATATATTATCCGATTATAGACAATACCGGTAATTATATGGATAAGTGTCCTGCGTTTATCAAGCATGGAATCAAATGTCCGTGTGGTGCTCGGGACAATTGGGTGTACGATAGTACCAACCCACAATCAGAGTGTTGATTTGTTGGAAATAGATTTATAACGGGCGCGAAGCGCCCATAAGGAAGGCATTTACTGGGTTTATGGAGATAGAACTATATTTTTATAGTAAAAAGTATAGTTTATGCAGTGGTTAGGTTACCTTGTAAGTAGATATACTTTGTATACTTTGTATATATAACTAAAAATGGTTAATTATAGTTGTGTAAAATGTGGTAAACAGTTCAATCAAAGGGGACACTATAATAAACATATAAATAAAAAACGACCCTGCATAGATGAGTCAAAACTTAAGGAATATATTGAAAAGGTTATAGATGATAAATTAAATAGAGGAGAAAATCGGTCGGAAAAAATTGATTTAGTAGTTTCAAATGATGATAATATTAACGACACCGAATTACCGAGTATGGCAACAAAGCATAGTATCGGTCAATATTTTACAACTAACACTACATTGAAGGAAAAGGTATTTCAGTTCATAACAAATAAACCGAGACATATTTTGGAACCATCTATAGGTCAAGGAGATTTAATAGCATATGTTGCAGAAAAGGATTCAAGTATAACATTTGATATGTACGAAATTGACACGAAAATCAAAATGTTAGCAAATATACAAAAAGATAAGGTTATTTATGGAGATTTTATGAGACAAACAATTACAAAAACATACAAAACAATAATAGGAAATCCACCTTTTGTAAGGACAACAAAAGGTAACCTGTATATTGATTTTACCGAGAAATGTTATAATTTACTTGAAGATAATGGTGAGTTAATATTCATTGTTCCATCTGATTTCCTTAAATTGACGAGTGCATCAAAATTATTGAATGTAATGATGACTAATGGCACATTCACACATATATTTCATCCTCATAATGAAAAGATGTTTGAAAATGCGTCTATTGATGTTATTGTGTTTAGATATTGCAAGAACAGTTTGATTGACAAAAAGGTATTATACAACGACAAATTACTCTATATTACAAACAGCGATGGATTGATTACATTTAGCGAACATGAAAACACAAATTGTGTGTTGTTCAAAGACTATTTTGACGTATATGTAGGTCTTGTAACTGGAAAAGAAAATGTATATAAGAATCCAGAAATTGGTAATATTGAAGTATTAAACGGAGAAGATAGATTGGATAAATATATTTACATAGATAGCTATCCGTGTAAAGACGAAAAAATTAACAAACATTTATTACACTATAAGAAAGAACTTATGTCACGAGGAATCCGGAAGTTCAATGAAAAAAATTGGTTTGAGTGGGGTGCTCCAAGAAATATTACTTCAATCAATGCAAATCTCGGAAAAGAGTGTATTTATATATATAATTTAACTCGGAAATCAAATGTATCGTTTGTTGGTAAGGTCAATTACTTTGGTGGTAGTTTAATAATGCTTAAACCAAAAAAACATTGTAATCTGAATAATATAGTAACATATTTGAACGGTGATATATTCAAAGATAACTTTATGTTTTCAGGAAGGTTTAAAATCGGGCATAGACAAATATGTAATTCTTATATACCGAATAGCGTATTGGAGTCCTAAGTATTTGTAACACTATCTACAAGTATTTTATCACTATTGGTTTGTTCTTTCCATTCATCCGGAATATTTTTCCAAAATTCATTCAATGATTTTTTTACACCGCCCATAATGACTTCCAATGCTTCATCATACGTGCGTTCTTTTGATGGTAATAGTTTTTCTTTATTCCAGTTGATTTGTAGGATATTGGACGGGTTGATATTGACCGTCCAGGAATTGATTTGCTTTGCACCTCTTACAAGGACATTTGACGAATCAAGTTTATCAACACATAGGAACCAGTAATCGCGGGTAGGAATGTCTTTTCCGCGTGTTCTTATAAGGGTTTCCATTTTATGGAAATTCATCGATTTGGGAATCTCGTAATCGGGTATATCAGTAAAAGCATATACAATACCGGCTTTGCTAAAGCAGTTATCGGCTGACTTACCAAAACTTGTTTTGATATTTACAGGGTGACGCGTGATTTTATCGTAATCCAAGACAATCATGTCACCGAACTTACGTGCGGCTTCATCAATAATAAGATGTTTGAAAATGTCGTGTTCATACAATGCTTGTTTGATGCTTCCTTCATCCTTCAAACTCCCGCCTCTACCTTCTCCTTCGACGTTTTCGCTTATTTTGATATGGTATTCACGGAGATAGTCAGCAATATCGTCTAATACATGAGGGCAATATGACATACGGTTACTTGTTTGAATATTTATTATGCTTACGCTAATCAATTTTACGTAGAATAAAATTTGAAATAGATTTATAACGGGCGCGAAGCGCCCATATGGGAGGCATTTACTGGGTTAATAGAGTGAATTATATATTTTTTACAAATATATTATTAGAAATGCTGTCCCTCTTCTCATAAAGGTAATCCTCCCTTACAGGAATATTGATAGAATTGATATATTTACATAGTAATATAGTGTAATAATGTATAT